TATTATACCATAATATAAGCTTTATGTAAACTTCTTTTTGCATAAATCTAAACATTTTTGCTTGTCGAAATTTACAAAGGGTTTAAATTTAGTTATAGTTCTATACGTATCAGGCCATATAATGGTCTCTTTGATTACAGAATTAGAACGTTCAATAAACCCTAATATGGAATCGAGAATAACAATTGTCTCTAAACAGATCTCTTCTCTCATCCATAATTTTATAACAAAAGGTACGTTCATTGAGTCGCATTCGAACAACTCATCAAACTTCATACCTTTATTTATATATTCTTCTATCGCTGATAGATCGACAGAAAAAACTCTGTGAATTGATTGATGCCTCTTTTGGTAATCAGCCCAATTCTTATCTCCCTTCTCATTAAGCATATCACCAACATAAGTAACACCATTAATAAAATTAGAGACATAATACTCTCTTAAATTTTTACCATACTTGTTACCAAGTTTAGCAAAGAAATATTTGTCCTTTCTTTTATAGAAAGACTTTGCAGTAGCAGAAGTTTTAAAGTTGTACTTAAACGCATCATAACTCTTCGATTCGAAATGTAGTTTTAATGCGTTATAAAGTTGGTATGATTCAAATGGGTCCATAGACACTGCTATCATATTGGTAAGGTATTTCCCTTTACACCTGAAACAAGATTTAAGCTCAGTGCTTCTACATGTAACTTATCTCTTAAAGAATCAGTTAACAAATTAGAAACACTTGCTTCGTCAATTAAGTTTTCTTCAACCACCATAACCATAGCATCTAAATAAGATATATTATTCTCTTTAGCTAATTTTTCAACGGCTGTTGAGAACCTTTTCTTTGTGATTATTTTATGCTCGATTAAAGTCATTTATTCATGGCCCTCAATAATATCATATCTCCATTTACTCGACCATTAGCAGTACCAGTCTTAGTGGTTAACTTATCCCACATAGTATCAATCTGTCTTTTAGTTTTACTAAGTACTATTGGTAAACTTTCTTCTGGTTTACGCAGAGTAACAGATCTACTTTGCTCAGGATCAAAGTTCTTAATAGTAGAACCAGAGACTTCAAATCCTGTTGTGGATGTTGATACCAACTCAGTTAGTTTCTTATTCTTAGTATTGAACATATAAAGCCGTGTTGATCCAGGAATCATAACCGGATTGATTGAAGTCAATTTGAATTCAATACTTTCTTTAGAATAATTGAGCTTTTCAACTTGCTTTTCAGAAGCTTTAGGCTTCTTAACTCTTGGAGCTCTAGTTGCCTTTGCACTATTCTTTAATGATTCTAAGTCCGCAATCATAGTATCTAAAGTATTAATCATCTTTCTAAGATTAGTTCTTTTGATATGTTCATATGCTTCAACAGCCTGCTCGCATTTCTTTTCATACGCATCGACAAATTCGTTACGATATGGTTCAATCATTTCACGAACAATTTCAACTGCTGGACCTTTTAGATCATATGTCTTAAAGAGTTTAAAGGTATCTAGTTCAGCAGAATAGTCTTTATCAACTATCCACTTTTCTATTAAATCATCCCAATCTTTCGCAATAGTATTATTGATTTTTTCAATTAACCTTTCACGTGGAGAAAGAGTAGGAGTAGATACCTTATCGTCTTCTTCGTTTTCACGCTCGTGCACGGTTTCAGCACGTTGTATTAATGCTTCAAGTCGCTCTTTAATACCTTGCAATTCTTTTTTATTATAGACAAAGCCACGATAGAAAATACGAATTGGATGACCCAACCCATTGCTTAATTCCCAATCGCGCAAAAGCTTAAGTTTTTCGATCTTATCTTTACTAAACTTAAGTTCTTCTTTAGCATACTTTAAAACATACTTGGCATGGTCTTTTGGTTTATTAAAGTAGTTATACCAATTAGCAGCTTTGCCCCATGCAACAGAGCGTTCGGTTTCATTTTCAGGTGTTTCGCCTGGATTAAAGATTGGTTCAGATCCATACGCTTTATCATCTAAACCAACCGGTCTTTTTCTTTGTTTTGTAGCCATTACTATCCTCGAATAAATTGATTTGCAACCCGTCGCGAATCTTCTTCATTGCCAATCCAGTCAATACCTAGATTAAGATATTGGTTATTTTCTTTTAAAAGATTTTTTACACCAAAAACTGTAGTACCAATTTTATTAATAATTTGGCTTTTACGGTTTTCACGTTCAATCTCAAAAACAATACGATACATTAAATTATTTTCCTATGTGCTTTATGTTTTCTTTGCTTATGACTTGATAAGCGCCCTTGTTATAAGCTGGAGCAACTGTAAAGTTTTTAGATGCTTCAACCTTATAAGACTGATCAACTCCTGTTTCTATAACCATACGTTGGTCTTCAGCAGAAGAGTAGAATACATCGGAAGTACGATGTGAGTAATCAGGCATTTTAGCTATGCCATTGAATGGTTTACTAAACTTAGTATATATATCACCTTTAGCTTTTTTAGCTTTACGACGACGTCCTGAGTAATCGTAGCTTGTGGTATTAGTGTAATGTAATCCCATAATATTAATCCCAGCTATCTTGGTTTTTCATTGCTTCGTAATTTTCGAAATATGAGGTACCTTCAAACCAGCTTTTAGTTTCTTTTTCTGACCAATACAGATTTTCTTCGGTGAACGATTCAACTGCACCCGGTGCTTGATGTTTAGCCTTCTTGATTTTTTTATTTTGCTTTTTGATGTTGGCTTTACGGCGATCAATATTACGAATAGCAGTCTGCATTTGACGTTTTTCAGCAGCTGCTTTAATCATTGCCATACGATCCATATCTTTCTCCATCATTAACAATTTACTTTTATATTATACAACAAATAAGATTAGTTGTAAACAGGTATTGCCACAAATTTTGTCATTACTTTATTATCGAGATATAAGTCAGCAGTAATAGAACCATCTGCAGCCCTTTCTCCCTGCATCTCTACGACATAATCTTGTTGTTCATTAAAGGCATATTCCAATGCCAGATCTTTGATGTGACTGAAAGCAAGTCTTTCATCATCACAAACTAATCGATTAAGGACATCAACACTTGCATCGCCATAACATTGTTCTTGTAAGTAAACATTGTATAACATAATATATCTCCTTAGTATGTTTCGATACGAGTCCAAACATCATCCATCATACAATTTCCAGGCAATGGAGTTTTAAACTCAGTAACTTCGTATTTGCTAATACCACGCTCACCAGCTTGACCACTAATGAATTCACAATAAAGGAAGTCATTATCCATGTCATATACACGACCCATCATATGACAATCGGGTTGAACTTCTTTACCGAAGTCGTATGAAGTGATTACATCGCCGATTTCAATTGATTTCATAATGATTTCCTTTTAACCTTTCCTCATTTGATGGAACTATTATAACAATAAATCAAAGAGATGTAAACAAAAAAATTAAACTTTTTTAGATTAATTTGGAATAAAAAGAAATTTATTAGAACCTTTAGTTATATGCAAACCAATCTGGCACTGGTCGCTTAGACCAAAACATGTTAAAACGAGATTGCTTAGTTTGATAAAACATTCTATAAGATTTAATCGGGTCTTCTGGAAACATACACTCTGGGTTAGATCCCATTGCTAGAGGCATGGGAGTCTTATCTAATGATGGGTTAATGTTATGAGGAACATTCGCTAGCGCGTTCAATAACTCCTCAGTTTTATGGATTTTGCCGTATCTATGTGTGTACTCAGTGCAAAGCGCGGACAATAGTTGGTATGCCCATAGGTAATTTCCCGCAGATTCACGTACCCACACTGAACAGGGATGATTCATGTGCACAGCCTTATAAAGGATATCTTCACGGTCATCTTGAAGCTTCCAATATTTTACCATGCGTTTACCAGAATTAGATGGACGTAGTTCAATATCACCATCTAACATTCTATGAGCTGTTGAAAGCATTTGAGCTTCTTCAACAATCATTTTTGGAACATGTTTGTCACAATGAGAACGAGCACAATCACTCGGATTCTCTTCAATAATAAAACGATTCATATTAAATAGACTCTAGTCTCACCATTAATCTTTCCGCCCGGTTAGTAACCTGACGATACCATAAACTATCTCTTCCTTCTACAGCAGCTCTTTTCCAATCACCCTCTTCTAATGCTGCTCTAAAATTTTTAAATTTGCTTAATCTGGTTCTACCTAAGTTGAACATCATATTGACTAAAATTTCTTGAACTTCAGAAGGCCAAGAATTGAACTGATCTTCGCCGTATAGAGCACAACACTCTGCTACGGCTAGATCTAAGTCTTTGTCAAAGGCTTCCCAGACTCTGGTTTCGGTAATTGGAGCTCCAACTGGCAAGCTGTACTCTGGATCAGATTCCAATACCAAATGGCCCACTCCAAAGGTAGGGTATCCATGGTGATCGCAATAGATTTCATAGACGACTCCCTCATCTATTTTGAGTTGTTTGAAAATTGATACTCTATCCATTACGATTCACCTTTGTAGATTTTTTGTAGAATCGTCTCAAATTGCTCTACTTTTTCTAGACGATTTGGCCATAAAATATATTCTTTTTCTGGGTTCATTTTAAGACTATTCAAAAGAGGAGTAATCGTGTTATACAATTTCTCTAGTCGTTCCTGTGTATTATCAGCAACACTAGTAGCTGTTTGTACGGTTTCTAACTCTTCTTCAGTTACAGCTGTAAACCCAAAATCGAATATATCAGTCACGTTGCCTCCTATGCAATTGCTTCATATAATGTTTCAATATCTTCGGCTTCAGTAGTAAATTCTACAATATTTTGCTTATGATAAATTCGAGACATTTTACGTAAGTACTTTTTATCAATATCAACTTTGTCTTGAAGATCTGCTAAAGCTTCCTTAATGAAATCACGTTCTGCTTCAATTCGAGTGTATGCATTACTAATTTCTTGCATAGCATCTTTGATTGCTTTACGATCTGCAGGACTAGTTGGAATAATAATATTTGACATTTTCAAATCACCTTTGCGTTTATTTATAAAAATATATTATACAACAAAATTAAACAGTTGTAAACAACTTTAGAATATTTTGTGGAGATGTTTCTCCATACGGGTCATCACCAGCATTATCCATACGACCGGGCTCTTCAAACCAATGTGTAATCTCTCCATTGTCAACTACTGCAGCATAACGCCAAGACCGCATTCCAAAACCAAGATTATCTTTGCGCACTAACATTCCCATTCGAGTGGTAAACTCACCCGAGCCATCTGGTATTACTTTAACGTTTTGCAGACCTTGCTGCTTAGCCCATGCATTCATTACAAAAGAGTCATTCACTGACATGCAATAGATATCATCAATCCCTTTTGCTTGAAATTCTGGATATAGTTTCTCAAAATCCGGTAATTGATAAGTTGAACATGTTGGTGTAAATGCTCCAGGAAGAGAAAACAGAATTACTTTCTTTCCACTGAACAAATCATCAGTTGTGACTTCTTGCCACCTAAACGGATTATCACCTCCAATTGACTCATCACGAACTCGAGTTTGAAATGTTACTGGTGGTACTGTTATGCCTATCATAATATATCTCCTTTATTAATTAATCTTTACCTTTTTGAGTATAGTTCTCAAAATGACTTCTTTTTTGTTCATCAACATACGACACTAAGTTTCTACTAAGAAAAATAACTTCAGCATCAGTTAAATAAACAGTTTCTTCGCACAGCTTACGAAGTAATACTTGCATATCCATTGTGTACTCTTCTGCTGTTGTAAATTTCATATCGCTCATATTAATCTCCAGATAATAATCTCGTGTTCAACACTAAATTTTCAACACATAATTTCACAATACTTGCCATCATGATCTCTTTACTCATATCCATTTCCATGATACTTAATGCAATGAGACGATATGCTGAATCCTCGTCTATTTGAACATTGCCCCAATCAAATGGATCGCCTATCTCGACTTCTTTTGCGATTTCTACTAGCTGATCTACTGTCATAAGTCCCACTTTATTTCGATTCTATGATCGCCTTTACCTGACCAATAATATTCACACCCACACTCTTCGATGATTGATAGAATAGATTTAAGATTCTCAATCCCTTTCTTGTCACCACTGAAGCAGAACATCGACGAACTCTGTTGTTCGGGTGTCATACAGATGAACCCAGAAACCGATGTATCGTATTCGCTTGGATCAAAATCCTCTTGAACTTCACCCCTACCATAACATGTCAGGCAATCTTCACCTTCCTCATCACATCCCTCACCTTCGCAGCTCGGACATTCTTCGCCTTCTAGATATACTTCGCAATCCTGACTGTGGTTGAACAACACTTTGTTTGGTGTTGCATCCCATGGAATCTCATCCCATGCGCAAGACTGGCAGCAAGGAAGATTCCAACCAACAAACCAACCCTCTTCGGTCAGTCTTTTTTGTAACTTTCGAAATCCATTCTCTTCATTCATATAATCACCTGCTGTGGTCAACGTTTATTATCCCCAAACTCCGTTGAGTATTCCATATACGCCCATAGTCGTAAAAATTATAATACAAACACTATACCAAATAAAACGTTTTGTTTCCATTTTCATAACTAACCTCGTTTATTTTCTAAAATCATTGTACTAATTCTAGATGATATGATTACTTCAAGTTCTTCAATTTGTTTTTGCGTAAGTTCATCTTTGATAAAGCACGTTCTTCTTGGATCTGCTTTATCAACTAAACTAACAGTAAAATGACTCAAACAATCTTCATCTAATACACCATCAACACATATATTATTTAGATAGATCATTAATATAACTCCGTCCAATATAAAATTTCTACAGACACTTGTTTACAGTTTTGGTTATCTTTTTCTTTTTTCTTTTGTATACCCTTTGGTGCTTGTTTACCATTGGTATTATTTTCAGCATTATTATTGTTTAAACTATTTCCTGGAGCATCTTGATCTCCATTGCCCCAACCGTTGTTTGGATTAAATTGCTTTGTGTCAAATGAAAAAACAATTTGTTGTGTACTAGTAAATTTATCTAGTACTGTTCCAATTGATGTAACCTTATATAATCCTTCTTGAATATGATCTTCAATGGTATACACATAGTTACCGAGTTCATCACTATATGCTGACGTACGATTAAGTTCACATTCCATTACACTTCGAATAGCGTCAGCAAGACCTCGCTCAGAGTATTGCATGCTTTTATAATATTGAATTTGGTTGAATGTAGACTTCGCATTCATTATGACCGTTGACATGTGAAGTTGAGATAGACTAGCTAACAGCGCGAGCACAACAATTGTTATAAGTAGTACCGCACCATTCTGTTTCATTCTGCAAAGTATCTCCAATCTCTTTTATCAACTTGGCGTAAACATATATTTCCATCTGAATCAGTCCAAACAGTCATTGTGTCACCAACCTTTAGATCTAATTGATCACATATTTCATCAGGTAATAATAGTATATATTCGCCATCTTCTTCTATGATCTTAGTTTTCATTAGTCCCATAGTCCTTCATAGTATTTTCCGAACAAACGAAATCCATTTGCAATACGAGCTTGCTCTATTCTTATCTCATTTATATCTTTAAAGCGCATATAAGGCACATCTTTATTTACCTTACAATCAAAGGCATAAATCATTTCATTAATCACCCAATTCCAACGAACATGGTATTGTTCCCAAAACAATTCATCTTGTTCTTTTGAACCAAACATATCAATCTGATTTGCCTCATCTCTTGACCATTGTGTCTTTGCTAAATGAGGAACATCTTCATCATCAACCCAAGGAGAGCCGTGCTTGGTTTCTTTAAGCTGTTTTAGCATAGGCAAAACAATATAAGCTAACGTATGATCCATATCCCACGTGTCATAGCGATCAATGCGAATATCGATCTGTCTTTCTACATGGATATCATCGCCGTCTGGGTAAGGTCCTATTTTAATCTTCATCTTTCCACCATCTTATCTTCTTACCGTAGTCCTTTTCAAATAACGCAATCAATTCATCGTAAGGTACTTTCTCTTCTGTTTCTAAATCCCATAACCAGTC